AATATAATGGAAAGAATTGATTCAGCTGGCACCCCAACTAGCGACCTTTATGGTGATAGTAATGACCTTAATAATATTGTTAAATCAATTGTTGATGGACATACTGAAGAAGAAGACACAAATTCATATGTAAAAATAGTTTTAGATGCTGGAACAATTCCTGGCCCACCAACAGGCGGGGCAATAATAGTTCCTGGCGTTAACACAGGAGTAGGTAAAAAGTTTTAAAATGGATAAAGATAAATTAATCGAGATAGTTACCAATGTCGAAAATAAACCTAACAAAGTTTTAGATGATGCCGAGGTTTTTTTATTTGATGAACATGAAAAAGTTAAAGCACTAATAATTGATTTAACTAGACATATGGAAAGCATTGAAGAGATGTACGCAAAAGTTGCAAATGAAATTAATAAAAGAAAAACTATATGAAAATAATTGATTTAGGTATTTGTATTGATAATATTGACCCAAAGGGTTTAGGAAGAATACGCGTAGTTAATTATGACGATTATGTAGCGGGAAAAGAAAAATATAAAGAATATACATCATATGATGAAAATGACCCATTTGTTGCTTTACCATTTCTTCCAATCAGTATTAATTTTATTCCTGAAGTAGGACAGGCAGTTAAAATAATTAGATATGATACGGAAAAAACAACCGTAAACCAAGAATATATTGCTGGCCCATTTAGTACTAGTTATGATTTTACATCACAAACATTTGCACAACAAATTTCATCAACCACATATGGCGTATCAACAAAGGGTAAAAAAAATATTTTTGATAAAAACGGTAAATTACCTCCGAACTCAGAAAATTCATTATCCAAACCAGATGATTTTTCAATAGATGGAAAATATGGTTCGGATGCTATTTTTACTAATTGTGGTATAGTTTTAAGAGGCGGAAAATTATTATCAAAAGATAGTGCAACTATTCGTGAAAGAAAAGATTTAAAAGACTATCCTTTATCAGCAAAAAAAGTTGCGAAATTACAACTTAAAAAATTTCCAGAAAAAAGATATGTAGTTTACGAAAAAAACAGTAAAACAACATACGATAATACAGATTTAAAATATGTTATAGAATATAGCGTAGACGACCTCGCCAATCCAACAATGATTAATTTTTATATTTATAAAATTATTAGTTCTTACGGAAATACATTTAAAACAAATTCATTCTTACCTGGCACTATTTTACCAATAGGAGCAATAACATTATTAAATGAAGAGAAAAACACAACATCACCAACATTTAAAATTGATTTAACAGCATTATCCGGATATAATGGAATGTCAATTAATAATAAAATAAAAAATATATGTTCTGCAATAAGATTAAAAATTCTTGACGTTCAAAAATTAGGATTAGAAAACATTGTTGGAGATGTTGTTAAAGCTGATTTTGCTTCACAAAACAATGGAATATCAAATGTTTATCCATTTTATTTTAGGCCAACATTTGCATTTAAAAATATGGTAACTTCTGATGCTGAAAATCAAATAAAAATTTCTATTCTTGATGGAGTAAAATTAACATCAAGAGGTCCGCAAGAATATGGATTAGTTTGGTCAAGTAATGAATTTAGTCCGCCAGGAAAAACAACAGAAGAAGAAACAGCAACTCTAAAAAAAGACACATCTACAAGAGAACAAACGTTTGCTAGCATTGTTTCTGATAAGTTATATCTTCTTTCTCAGGACACTAATTTTACTAATTTACCAATTGATTTTTCTCAATTAAACTCATATGAATATACTCAAGATGATTATTTAGATAAAATTGACCCAAATACATATGCAGTAGTTAGAGGAGAGGTTTTAATACAATTCTTAACATCAATGTATAATGTATTAATATCTCATGTTCATAACATTAATAAACCATATGCAAGAACTAGTTATGATTCCCACACCATTATGGAAAATCTATTTAATAAATTGCAGAATGATTTATTGAACAATTCGATTAGAATCAATTAATTTGATATTTATTAATAAAAAGAATGTCATACTTTCGTTCATACTTTGAAAAAAATAATACATTAATAAAAAACTCACAGGTTAATACAGCAAAAAACCCGACTACTGAGATTTTTTACGGTTCTGGTTTTTCTAAATTCATATTTAAAGTAGATTTTACAGATTTACAATCTAAAATTACTAATGGAGATTTAGTTATTAATTCAGATACAAGGCATTATTTAAAAATGACTAATACCGTTATTGGCGACCCTAAATTAATTGGACAAGAAAAAGGTTCTGGAAGAGATAGAGCAACATCATTTGATTTAATTATATTTCAAATTACTGAAGATTGGGATGAAGGTGTTGGATTTGACTATGATTACTCTGCTCCTGTAAATATGATGTGGTATGAATATATGCCAGAAGGTAGAACATATGACGAAAGACCATCAAACTGGTTTAATAGAACTACAATTACAGGATGGACAACAGAAGGAATTTATACAACTGGAGCAACTGTAATTAATACAATTCATTTTGATAATGGTAACGAAAATATAGATGTTGATATTACTAATTATGTTAATGGAATTATTATTTCAGGAAATACTAATTATGGTATTGGGGTAGCATTTAGCGACCCATATCAAAATGTTTCAATATCCCCAGACCAATCCGTTTCATTTTTCTCAAAATATACTCAAACATTTTTCGAACCTTTTGTTGAAACTGTATTTAATGACAGGATTTTAGATAATAGACAGGATTTTGTGGCCGAAAGGTACAATAATTTATATCTATATGTAACAAGAGGAACAAATTATTATGACTTAGATTTTCTTCCAACTGTAGATATTTTAAATTCTGCCGGTACACAAATTCCTGGCCTAATTGGTTTAGGAACTGAAAAAATAAGAAAAGGAATTTATAAAGTGTCATTTGGTCTTACAGGACAACTTTGCGATGGAAAAAGATTCTTCTTTGATAAATGGAAAGATGTAACTATAGATAATATTACCCTTGGCGATATTACACAAAAATTTATTCCAAAACCAGTTTTAGAACAATATACTATTGGCGAAAATCCAGTGGAAACACAAAAATATATTATGCAATTCTCTGGCATTAAACAAAATGAAAAAATAAAAAGAGGAGAATTAAAGAAAATTCTTCTAACTCTAAAATCAATAGAAATAGCCAAGGCACAACTTTTTCAAGATGTTTATTATAGAATTTTTGTGAAAGAAGGTAGAACTAATGTAACAGTGTTCGATTGGACACCAGTTGATGTAACTAACGAAAATTCATTCTATTTAGATACATCATATATGATTCCAAGAGAATATTTTATGGAATTCAAAGCAAAAACCCACACAGAGGAGATATTCTACGATGAATATATAAAATTTGAAATTTTATCAGAAAAATAAAATGAAAAAAATATTAGTAACAGAATCACAATTAAAAAGAATTATTGAACATATAGATAATAACGTTTATCATGAAACATTTAGTTCAGCCGTGCAAACCGCCAGAGCCAATGTAGAAGCTAAAGGATATACTGTAGATGAAAATGACTGGTTTAATAGAGTTAATACAGGACCAGGAAGACCAAAAGCAGGACATACAACTAGAATGTCTATCGGTTTATTAAAAGATGGTAAACCTCAAAAAAAGGCTCTTCATATCCAAGTATATAATATGGGTAAAACATACGAATTAAATTTCTACGTTAATTAAATATTCACAATTTTATAAAATTACTGTATATTTTATTCATGAAGTCGGTTTATTTAATCAGAAACAATAATAGTCAGTATAAAATAGGAATATCAAAAAGTCCAACCAAAAGAACCCAGCAAAATCAAACGGGAAATCCTGACGAATTAAAAATAATTAATACATATGAATCGGAAAACGCCAGTAAAATTGAATCGGCACTACACAATATATATGCACATAAAAGAACCAGTGGAGAATGGTTTAACTTATCTCTTGTCGAGGAGGTTAATTTTCTTACAAACTGTAAACGAATTGATGAATCGATTAATCTCTTAAAGAAAATGAAGAACAATTTCTTGTAATCCATATGGAGATTCCATACAAATAATTGGAAATTCCAATCATGTTATATCTTTAAATGTGTTAAATAATCCATCTGAATCATCAGATTTAAACACATGTAACTTTTTATTATCTAAATAAATTTATATATAAGAAAAAACCGCTTGGAAATCCCAGACATTTAATAAATGTGTATATGTTTAATAATTTATTATTTCTATCCCACATTCATTTAACATCTCTACGCTTCTTCTTTGAGAGTCCTCCCACTTTTCTTTATTTTTAGTTGTACATACACTTTTACAATACACTCTTTTAATACCTGAATTAATAATTGCTTTAGCGCATTCGACGCATGGTGTACCGCATGTAAGATACATTGTGGAATTTTTTAATGAAGTTCCATTCCTAGCAGCGTTATAAATTGCATTAGCTTCACCATGTACCATCCAAAAGTATTTCTCGGGTCTTTCCTGTCTCTCAGGTTTACTATCGTCCAGCCCCCTTGGAAATGAGTTATAACCAGTAGATAAAATTTCATTATCTACCCCAACGATTACTGCCCCTATTTGCGTGGACTCATCTTTGGATTTTAATTTTACTTGCTCTGCAATGTTTAGAAAATATTCTGTCCAATTCATAATAACTTTTGTTTAGAAATATACTGAATTCTATCATCACAATAAAGGTTAGAATGACGAGCATTTCCAGCTTCAATTAATTTATTCATTTTAAGTATATTCTCTTGGTCTCTTATATCAATACCAACCATAAATTCCCCATCTGGTAATTTAATATTTGTTACAGGCCGGATATATTTTTCTTCATCATCCAATTTGAGATATTTAATCATCTCATCTTTTTTCAGTTTACAGTCTATGTTTCTCCCTTCAACTAAAAGTTTAAGAATATCTAATCTTAATTTCTCGTAAATAATTTCTTTTTCCATTTATAATACCTCAATAACTTTACCATACACTTGTTTTGTCCATCCATTGATGTTCCCACGGTTATTTCCAATTTGACATCCCTTATCGTTGTTCTTTGCTTTAACTAAGTGCGTATAGAAATATCCGTGAACTTTACAATAAACAATATCCCCAACCTCAGTGTTCTCCCATGTACACGGTTCTAATTTATGGTTCTGTCCGGATTTAATCAACGGGACCATAGAGTTTCCTTTTTCACTCGTTACAAATGTCTCTCCATTCTGTAACTTTTCTAATTTATAATTTTTCATAACGCAAAGATACAACAATTTTTTAACAAAACAAAATTTTTTTACGTTCACATTATCCTCATGTTCACGGCCCGGATTTTTGGATATAATATGAACAACAATATATATTAATATCTATTGTTTTTAAAATTTAAGCAAAAAAAACCCCGACCAAGGCCGGGGTTTTGAAGATAATTTTTATTATTATCTAAATGTGTCTGTTCCGAATACAAATAATCCACTTACGTCAATAGTCCCGAAGTAGCGATTATTAACCATTTTCTTCGCGTAACGTGTCATTATACCTTTGATAGGTGTAAAGTTGAAAGGATTATACATAGTTGGAGTCAACTGTAGAGGTACATACGGTGCGTAAATGTAACCTGCGTCTAATAAAGATTTACCTTTATGACCAACGATAATTTTACCTGATGGTAAATATGGGTCACGATAAACTTGATAACGACCACTTAGAGAACCGATTTTTTCGATACCCATGTTGTATTGGTCTTCTTCAGGTGCTGCACTTGATACGTGGAAATATTCAAGGTCATCGAATACTGCTGATACTTCAGAAGAAACGACAATCCAGTTAGCTCCACCTCTTAGTGTTGATTTATTGATTTGTGCTGACATTTGGTTAATTTTTGTAACCAATGTTTGATTCCAGTCTTTTTGAGTGTAACCTACGTATGAAGAACCTGCGTTACCGTATTTCCATTCATTGTAGTCCCATTTAGTTTTCCATGCGGCGCCTTTTCTAAGGTCACGTAAAATTTCACGGTCTATTTCAGCTGCGATTTGCTCTGATAAAAGAGCTGTCAATTCAGCTTCTGCGTCGATGTTATGGAAAGCTGAAACGTCCTGTGCTAATTCAGGAGACCAGCTAGCTCTTAATTTTCTTTCAGTTACAGAAACAACAACTGATTGAAGGTCGAATGTTACTTCGCCAATTTCTTCTTCGAACTCTAATGTTTCGTATAAACGATATGTTGGAGTGAAGGCAGTTGTTCCAAGTGTTTGAGTTGCTGAAGAGAATGGTAAGAAACCTGTTGTTCCGTATTTTTCAAGGTCAACTTCAACATAGATGAAACCTAAAGCGTCGCAAACATCCCAATAATGAGCTGTGTGTCCACCTGATTTTTGTCCATATTCAACCATACCCATACCATATTTCTGTGTTACCACATGAAATGGAAGTGCTGCATAGTTTGCTGTATGACCACTTAATACGTTACAACGAACTTGTAATGAAGCTAAGAATTCTTCAGTGTCCATTTCGTTACCGTTTATACCCATAAGTTTACCTGCTCCACCTGAAGTGAAACCAGTAAGTTTAAGGATGATTTTTGAGATTGATGTACCTGTTGCAATAGTACCTGTTGTTGTTGCAACTCCGCCTGAGAATGTAACCATATCAGCTACACCCATAATAGATGTACTGTATTTACCTTTTGAGTAATCGTACAACCCTTGGTCAGCGTTATCGCTTCCTTCATAGAAACGGTCATATAAGTTAGTTGCTCCGTATCCTGTTAATGGGTCAACTAATCCACTTGGATATCCATAAGGTGCGTAGTGTGCTCCACTATTTCTGTCTTGGATATTAGGGATAAAGTAGAACAATTTACCGATAGGTAAGTTCATAGCTTGTACCGAAACGATGTCGTTTGCTAAAAGTTTAGAGAAGACCCTACGTATAATAGGGAATACAACAGTTTCGAATGAACCTGATGCATCAGCTACAGCTGCTTCGTTTATCAAATATGACGCTTGGTTTTCATATAACTGCGCGATATTATCTTTTTGATGACCGTCAAGGTTTTCTAAGAAACCTAGTTCATCCCATTTTCTGATGGTATCTTCTTTGATAACTCTAAGGTGTTTAAGACCAATGTTACCAACCATACCTGAGTCTAATAATGCTCCCATGATATTTTTTGTTTTTTAATTTTATTAATTTATTTTTCCCATTAATTCTTTCATTCTTTTGAACTGAGGATTTTCATATGCTTTTGCTTCTGAAAGTATTTCAGTTGATTTAGAACTAGAAGATGATGGAGTTGTTATTATTTTTTCAACCACTGATTCGGATATTGGTTTTTTAGTACCCAATTCAGTTTTAATAGTATTATACAAGTTTTTAGATTCTTTCAAGGTTGAAATTGTGTCGAATCTTTTTAATATGTTCAATTTTTCTTGTCTTGATGTTGAATGTTCAATGAATAGACGGTTAGCTAAAGCTAAATTTGCGTTGAATACAGCCACTTCGTTTAATTTTTCTTTAAATAAAATAAGTGCTTTTTTGTATTCTTCGTTTTGTAATTTAATTTTATTATATTCTTCGTTGATAGTAGAACCGGCTTTAAATAATTTCTTACTTGGTATACCTGCTCTGTTTGCTCCGCCTTTATTACCATGAGGATTCCATTTGGTTCTTGCGGCTTCGTCAACGTCTTCTTCCTTCTCTTCTTTATCTTCTTCTTTTTCATCTTCTTCGCCAAGTTCGATTTCATAGATTGTTTCATCACCTTCAAACATTTCTTCTTCATCGCTTGTTTCATCTTCAACATCAGTTTCATCATCGCTGAATTCTTCTGTGTCTTCGATTCCATCTTCTGCTCCGATTCCTGTTTCGTCTCCGATTCCTGCATCAACAGGTAATTCAGGTAATTCGTCTCCTTCTATTCCATCTAATCCGGCATCGATACCAGCATCAGAATCTAACTTAATAAGGTATTCACCATTTCCATCGGAGAATTCAATATTGTTACCGTCTTTCTTAACGATAATCCCATCTTCATCACCCATTTTTTTGAATACTGTTAGAATTTCTTCATCGCTAGCATTTGTCATGTCAACAACATCTTCTTCATCTTCGCCTTCACTTGAGAAATCATCTGCGTCCATATCTGGTTCTTCATCTGGTATTTCTTCTGTGTCAGTATCCAATGTGTCATCTGTTGTATCATTATCAAGACCTGTTTCATCTCCAGTTGTTTCATCAGCTGGTATTTCGTCTGTAGTCTCTTCGTCAGGAGTTACCTCATCCTCTTCATTTGGTAATTCCTCTTCTTCCATTGTTTCTTTCAGTAAATCACTTAGTTCTTGCTTCATTGAAGATGCAATTATACCTTTTGCGTTCTTTTTTACTGCTTCTTCAAGTGTTTCCATTTGAAGTAATGCTTGTTCTAGAATAGATTTTTCTTTCATTTTGAAATTTTATTTACTTATAAATATAGTGGTTATGTAAAAAAATACTTTTTATACTATTATAATCTTAAAAAAATTTTTTTACCTATTAAGATATGCGTCTAGTTTAGACATTAAATTTCTTGCTTGGTTTATTTCTGGAGTGGTTTCTTCTATTGATTCTTGATATTTTTCTTTATCTTCTAAATTAGAAAAAACATATGCTCCGGGTGTAGATGGAGATGAAACTAAGTCAAAACACACTAATTCGAAGTCATCTTGTACAACATTTTGACCCCTGATATTTTTTAAAGAACCAACTCCTCTAGATGAAATACCTAAAGTTGCACCATTCATAAGTAGCATTGCGGCTTGGTCACCCTTACAACTAATTATACCCATTTTTCTCCAGCCTGGAGATGTATATAATTTAATTTTACCCATAAGGATTTTTCCTTCCCACCATGTTTCTAATATAGAGTGTGATACTCTATCTAAATCTATAAGGGAAGATGTTGGATGGTTTAACTCGTTTAAAGCTCCACCTTTTTTAATTACATTTTGATATTTTTCATTTTCTCTTTTTAATATGAGTTCAGGATATAATCTACCATTTTTATTTGGGGTGTCATATTTTTGTAAAACTGCATATAAAATTATATCTTGAGAGAAATCAAGTTCCTTCATTTCAGATAAAATCTTCTTATTATCTTCTGGGGAGATATGACCGGCATCATATTCAATTAATAATTGTCTGCCGTCAGGTAATCTATATTCGTTAAGTCCTAATTCCTTTAAGGTTGTTATAGGTACATTCATGTAACTTTTTTACAATAAATACCCCGAACATGTAATTAAGTCTTAACTAATTCTTTTTTTCAAAGAAATTAAATAATGAATTGTCAATTAGAATAGTGTCTATAATGTTTTTAGAAAGGTTATAAACAAATTCTTTAATTTCTTTTGACCTAACATCAAATTGTTTATTTACAAATAATGTAATTTCTAGGTCCATAAAAGACCGTTTATTGGTTTTTATTCCCTTCGTTTTAATATCTAAATCAACAATGGATTCTTTTTTAAAATACTCTGAATTTAATATATATATTATATCTTTTATATTTTTTTGTTTTCTCGAAATTAATTTATCAACATCATTATTTTTTTCAGATGGTTGAGTCCACGAGCTTAATTGAATATATATTGTTTTTAAGTTTTTATAATCTACAGTGCCATACCCCAACCTAACATTGTTGTATACACCAATTGTAATAAATTTTCCTTTCTTCATGTATTAATATCATACTTACCTATATTATGGTGTAAGTAAAATATACAAAATAAAAATCAAATAAACAAATTCTTATTATAAATATTTTCTGGAACTTTAAATTAAATCCTTTTTAAGCTTACTTAATTTGTAATATTCTAACTTTGATGGTTTAGAATTTAAAATGGAATTTTTTGTTATACTTAATTTCTCAATTTCATCAGCGTTTTTAGCCTCATTTAACATTAAATCAACTTTTTCAATAATAGATTCTTTTAGTACTTTAATTTCATTAACCAAATCTTCTTCTTTCATTGAAACTATTTTAATAAATGTTTCTTTTTCTTCTTCTTCTAAGAAATCATTAAATTTAGTATTAAAATCATGAGTTAATACAGCATTTAAAAGATTATGATTTTCAGTAAACGGTTCACGAGTATATTCTATTTTTTCTTTAGACATAGTTAAAATGTCTACCAGCTTTTCTTTCGCATCAATTTTTTTAATAATATTATTAAGATTTGTTTCTTCAGAAAGTGTATCCAAACATTCATATAGTTCATTCTTTTCTACTACAACATCCTTTAATAACTTATTAAATTCTTTACAAATCTTTTTAATAGGTTTACTTTTTTCTATTAGTTGTGTCTCAAGTTGTTCTGCAATTAACTTTGCTTTATCTTTGTCAGTAATAATTGCATCCTCAATAGATTCATAGAAAATATACATTTTTACCAACTCTTTATTTGATTTTAATTTTTTTAATAATTCAGTCATCTCAGATTTTTTATCTGAATTATATGATTCTGTTAATTTACTTAACAATTTTGTTTTGATTTCTCCAAAGTTTGACATAACTTTTATTGATTTAAAATGTCTTTTATTTTATTCTCTATTTCATAAATATTCTTTTGTGCTTTATCGACATCAAATAAATCAGTTATTTCTAATTTATCATCTCCCAGCATTCCAAATATTTTATGTTTTTTACTTTCAGCCAAAGTTTCACCACCGCCTAATGGTTCTGGCGCAGATGGCTCAGCCATTGCTCCACCCATTGCTCCACCCATTGCTCCGCCCATTTCACCACCTGCCCCACCTTCTGGCGGTGCTGATTGTAATTTCTGCCTTTCTTCTTCAGGTATTCCATATTTCTTATCAACTTCATCAAAAATACCTGAACGTTTAATAATGTTCATTGTATTTGTTAATTCAAATCCAATTGCTCTTTCAAGCCTTTGTTGTTGCAAGTCGAGAATAACCTCAGCATCACTCATTCCAAGAATATTTTTCTTAGCCCATGTATGAGATACAGGAAGAATACCAACTTGAGATTGGTCAGAAGTTGCATCTTTATATAATGTAATCTTTTCTTTCCATTGTTCGATTCTTAATAAATCAGATTGCGCAGATGGATTTGTTAACGAAAGTGAAAAATTATTTAATTCATCCTCCATACCAAGAAGATAAAGATGTATTAATGCAATTTTATTTAATTCTTGAATTAATGATTTTTGTATTCTATTAATTGTTCTAGCAAAACGAATATCCATTAAAGCAAGAGTTTTACCGTCGCCAACAACCTCTTCAAACCCTAAGAACGCTTTAGGTATTCTCAATGCTGTTAACATTTTCTTTTGGATATACTCAATGTCAGCAATTTCACCTAAGTTTTGTGCTCCTGGTAATGTTTCAATTGGACTTGTTTGTGTAACATCACGTACAGGAATAAAATAATCTTGGTCTACAGCCATTTGATTATATCTCATATCAACCTGGCCATTTCTTGCGTCAACTACTTGGTCTCTTTTAAATTTGTTTGCTACTCTTTGTACATAAGCCTCAATATCCTTATCATCCATGTTACCAACAAAAACCTTAAATACACGTCTTTCGGGTGCTCTTGATGTTCTATAAATTAACATAGCATCCTCAGCTAATAGTAATTGTTTCCAAATACGTCTTATTTTATCTAACATTGAAGTACCATATGGAAGTTTTCTATCATCTCCTAATAATCTAAAATGAGCAATTTCCCACGCTTGGAACTCTAAATCTTTATTTTTCCATGTAAACTTTAATTCTCTTGATGGAGATTTAATATTATTTTGTGTCGGTGTTTTTGATTCCTTTCCTTCAATTCTTTCTATTTCTATATTTGGTAATTGTTGACATCCAATAACTCCTCTCTCTGGGTCAATTTTAAGATAAACAAAATCATCGCCATACTTACATGTTCCTCTTGTCCACATCTGAAGATTTGTATTTAAATCTAATCTATTCATAAACAAATCCTCAAGAATTGTTTTAATTCTTGTTGATTCTGAGAATATTGTTAAAATTTCGCCCTTTTCAGATAATGTTGTTGATTCTTCAGCATAAATGTCCAACGCAGCGGAAACTTCCGGCGTGAACTCCATACTCTCATAATCATAATACGCTGATAATCTGTTAGGTTCATAATATACTGATTGATTATATAGTGATTGTTCAAGTTTTGTCCACTTGTCAGCAATATACTGTGTTTGTTGAACTTGTAATTTAGCCTTTTCGTATTCATCCCTACTATTTGTCTTTAGGATTTCATCTTTTGAAAATTGAAACGATGGAGCTTCGCTAGGTGCCATTCTTCCAGGAAAACCAAATGTTTTGGTTAATCTCTGAAATACTGTCATACTGTTATTTTTTTCTTCTGCCATGTATATAAATAGTTTTCGTTATAATATAAATAAATTTATTACTTTAGTAAAGACATTATCTTCTAATTGATTTACTAAATAACCATGAATATTCTTTATATTGTTCTTTTATTGCATTTGGTTGTTGTGGTTGATACGGGTTATTTCCAGTAGATATCGAGCTTATTTGGTCAAATGCCGCCCCATAAGAATAAAATGATTTTTGCGGGTCGTATGTTCTTTCAGATAAAGTCCACGCTTCAATCATCGCTTTATTTTGAGAATCGTTTCTAAGTAGTTGTGTAAAACAAACATCCCCAACATATAATGCCATAGACATACTCATAATCGCGTCATCATGAGCATTCTTTTGGTGGTCAGGTCTACCATTAATATAAACAAATGTATCAATTTCATGTAAAAGTCTTTCCGACCTAACAATAAAACCTTTTCTCAATTGTTCTTCAAATGCAGCAATAATTTGAGTTCTTTTATTATTAAAGTTTATGCCGGGAATTTTTTCTAATGCTTTCTTATCATACTCCCAAACATTTTGTGTATTAATTTTATCAATATATAAACTCTTATATCCTAATTCCTGTAATTTTCTTGATGTCGCAACGCCCATTCCACCGGTAATATCAATTACAATATATGCATCATATAATATTCCCCACTTATAAGCAATTAATGCTAAATCATCTGGTGGTATTTTACCAATATATTCAACAACTTGTTCTCTATCATCAAAATCAACAATATTAATAGATGAAAAGTCTTCACTATCACCTCT